TGCCTTGACCATCGAAGGTTGCCAAACGTTGAGAATCAGAAAAATTGGAACCTGTACTATAAGGGTTCCCACATAATTTCCACGGTTCCGCTTGGCCCCATCCAACAACGACTTCAAAATCATCTGTTTCGGCAATGTCCACAACTCGCGAATAGTTTGTGTTGTAATTGACATCAGATGTAAGCGCATTAGGGTCCCAACGAACAAGAATACGACCTTTGTGAAAATCACTCTTAACGATCTGAAATCTAAACTTGAGTGATCCTTGCCATTGTTCAAAGACTGCAGCCATATGGGCTAACGGAGTCATGTGGATCTCACCATTCACGTTATCCAATTGCATTGGCAAAACGCGAGTGTTCCACAACAATTCATCTGGCGAATTTCCTGTCGTCCACGTAAAAGATGTCAAATATGATTCTCTCTTGACATAATCCAGAATTCCCATTTCATCAGTTCCATCCAATCCTACAGTGCGTGAATCAACAGTTAATTCAGCTTTGCTATCCAAAGTCAACTTAATGGCTGCATCAGCCGCATCAGTGTTAGCCAACAATCCAGTGGGAAGAGGTTTAAATTGTTGGATATCAGTCACTACATTTGGTCGACTATAACCAAACAAACTGGCAACTTTGCTCGTAGCATTAGCACCAATCTGTGTGGCAGTCATGTAAGGACCAATTACAGGTACATTGGACAATGCCCCAGCAGCCTTAGCAATTGCGGCTGCTGGTTTGGAAATGATGCCTTGTCCATACTCATCATTAGCTGAAATATCATTTTTCTTATCAGCTGCATTCATCCTACTTCCTCTGCGTCCAGCTTGAGACAAGAGTCTCACATCACCAACCGAAGAAAAATCTACTGCTGATGATCTGGTTCGAAATCCTGTTGGAGGATCTGATGATGTTGGCATTGTGAGAACAACATCTTCAGCCCAAATATAAGTCGTGATCGTGACTGGATCATCCTGACCAAAATTGGAATGAAATAAATTGCCAAATGATGAAATTGTGATTTCACCCATGTCGTCCCAATCCGCTTCGGGAATTTCCAAAAAGTTCTTTGGATAGAAAAAAGGTAAGCACAGTTCACCTCCAGTATTCTTAGTCGGATTAAGGAAAAAATGTGGTTTTTGGGACGCTCCTATTAAATCCTGAGGAATGAAATTGCGTTGTACAGTAACTTGATCACCCGCTATGTAAGGATTATAAGAAACCAAAGCTCGTCCATAATGAAACTTTGTTCCTGAAATAACAATCTTCACGTGTAATTTCATCCGCAGAAGTTCAAAATTTTTGATCTTCTCACGTACAAATGGATTTTCGCAAAATTTCTGCCACGGATTAAATTTGTAAAAGAAAGGTTGACCAACCAGCCAAGATTGTGCGGATTCCCTGACAGGTCGCTGAAGAAAATTTCCCAGATCACTATCAGTGTTAGAACCCAAATCCATAGTCGGTTCATACATACCTACTTTTTCTGTCTTCCAACCGGCATCCTGATCGGCAAAAGACGTAATTTGCTCATTTATCATTCCTTTTGTCTCCGATTCAGTGGTACCAGGAGCAGGATCAGAATCACTGACTACTCCGGATTGAGACACCAATAGCATACTTTCCAATTGATCAATGCGCCGTCGCAATTGAGAACAATGTCTATATTTTTTCTCCAATTTGTCCTTAAGATCCTTCACACGTTCTTCTAAACGAAATAAATCCGCCGACGCATCGGAGAAATAAGTTTTATGATTTGCAGGAAAACCTGCGGTATAATGGCCCGTTCGAGTGGGACCGTTCTCATCTATAATATAAAGGTTTGTAATGTAAATTTATGAAATATTATGCACGGTACATCAATCGATACATAACAGTGCTATTTTATTGGAGTGGCCAACCTCCGTCGCTAAATAACAACAAACAAAGCCTACATGTGCACCTGTCCACACTCAATAGGTAATTCAGAACCTATAATAAGTGTGCGTTATAATCACACATGCATCCAGATTTAGTTTAGACCGCACGAGGAAGCACGGTGCACCGGTACAAAGCCCCAGTACTGGGCAAAGTGTGACCCTAAAGGTCAAACTTTTCGCGATACCAGGCAAGCCTTTCATCGTAAGACATAATAGGTCCTACAAGGCTATGAACATCCGATTCGCGCGCCACATGCTCAAGCTGAGCAACACGTTCAGTATACACGTCACGTCCAAATTCAAAATACTTGAGCGCCACATTCTGGATCGCTTCAGCACTAGATTGTCCCATAGTTAACACACCTGACCTCAAATGTGTGTGAAGCATCTTGGCTAGTGAAGCTTTCTCAACGGGAGAGCGATATAAATTCAACTCTGAATCCCATACCGCAAAATGTTTTAAAAATGAAGCTTCATTGAGGTGAATGAAAGGTACTGATTCAGCCTCCTTCTCTGCCATAGTGTATTTAATGCCAACCTTAGCGAATTGTGCTGCAATAGCCGTGTGATTATAATCATCATAACCTTCCTTAACGGTCATAATGTTATCATCTCCATATGTCATCAAAGCTACAACTAGAGCAAAGGGTGGTGTACGCCACCATTTCTTTTCCTTAGCAATGGCATAATATGTATAACGCATGTACAATGAATTCACAATACTATTGATGACAACAGTTAAAGGATGTCCTGAAGGATTAGATCCGATGAATTGCAACAATGTTCCAAAATAATCATACGTCGGATAAGAAATTTCTGACGCAATTCCCCGCATAATTTTCAAATCATCTTCATCATAGTTGCCTGACGTTTCGGCCACTTTAATAAGTAACTTAAAAGCCATCAACATAAAATGAACACTCATGCGAGCATCAAACTTGGCATAATCTCCTGCGATAGCACGATCCCAACCGAATTTGCCAATATGTTCAAACAATTCCGTCCACTCAGGTGATTGGACAACCGTCCCAACAGCACATTCAGTAACTTGTTTGTTGCGTTGCATCAGGGCAGCGAGAGAAAGAAAATATTTCCTTACTAAAAATACAAAAGGAAAATTTGCTGCGGCAAAAACACGCACTTTATCCTTTCCATTTTTCGTCGGTTCATCTTTCAATGATGCTTTAAAAACGGCATTAATACTCTCGCCGTTCAACAACATTTCCTCATAACGTGCAACTTCTTCTAAAATCGATGGGTCCACATCTCTTGGACACGATATACCTTCGACAAAACGATCCGATTTTTCAACAAATTGGGTCTTGGGTCCCTTATTGGGCCAACCCACAGAAGTTGCGAAATTAATCGCATTGATACCCAAAACACCATCGAGGCCTGCTAAATTAACATCATCAGATAATTTACCAAGTTTGGCTAATTCCTCCTTCGGCAACTTGTCCAATTGAATTGAATAGTCAATATAAGCCTTAACCATTAAATCAGCATCAAATTTACAGGCTGTATCCACCTTACCAGCAATATCAACCTCCTTGTGGCGGGGGGCATCCATTTCTGGTGGCGGACCATGTTGCTTAGGAATGTCCATGACCTTGGCAACAGCTGCTGAAATTACTGATTCAACAACTGCTGATTTTGGAGATGATCGACTCAAAGTATGTCCTCCATGGATTCTAATTTTCGCATCACTTTCCAAATTATGCGTTGAACACTTGAAATGAGGTCTCTCCAAAGGTCCAAAATTAACTCCCATGCTTTGAGTTTCCATTGGCGTAGCATTAGTAGATAACAATACACCAGGCATCGCTTCTAACTGCTCTAACGTTTCATACAATTGAGCTCTAGTAACAAAACCAGCAGCTCCTTTGTATCCACGTCCGGCTAAATGTGCGCCGGCAATGAAAGGAATGCCCTTCGCATTTCCGATCAATGTAGCCATACACAATCCACCAAATGTTTCCACTGGAAAATGGTAATTGTATCCCGAAAATGTCCCTGCACTAGCGATTACGCGACCGCGAATTGCAGTCATTTCTCCATAAAGAACACTCTTTCCATTGTCATTATAAACGGTTTTGACAGAAACTTTCTTGTCAATGTCTATGTCCTTAGGAAAATACTCAATCAAATCACGGTGTTCTCCTGCTCCTGGTGCATACCAGAATGCAAAATCAGTGCCAGCAACACGCTTGCACACACTACTCGCTAAAGGAATATTCCTAAAAGTATGTCCTCCAACTTTAATTAATGTGACAAAAGTAGTCTCTCGTGTTACAAAATGATTTGGAATAAGCAAAACATTACTACGCAGCGGTATGGCGT